AGAGCTGGCTGAGGCTGGTAAATTGAACCGCAAGGCCCTCTCTGAGCTGCTGGAGCCTGTAGCGCCACCAGTTAAGCAAGTTGAGCAGCCGGAGCCACAGAGCAGCCAGAAGCTGCTGCAACAAGCTGCTGATAGCCTGATTGCAAGCGCTGCTGAGCCACAGGAGGATAAAGAAGACTTGATGGAGCTTGTAAGAGAATTACGTGAGCAGCTGGCGCTACAGCAGCAGCAGAATGCGGAGCTTATGAAACAAATCGCAGAGGCTAACAAGCCACGTATAGCAGCCAGTAACGCGCCTATGCTGCCACAGTTCACAAGCGCTTGCATGTATGCCCGCTTAGGGCTGGCTGCTGAGGATGCGGCAGATAAGGCTAAGATTCTGGAAGCATTCAAGAGCTTATGTAAAGCTGGCTACGGTCGCCAGCATGAGGCGTACAGCTTGCTTGATGAGGCTCGCCATAAGCTCATTCACGCTATGGAGGCCGCAGCATGAAAATCTATGTAAGTGAAGGCACTCATTATAGGATTAACCATAACGGATTATGGGAGTTCTGGAGCACCTCAAGTGGTGGTTGGATGTTAAGTATAGTTGCACTTGAGGGAGGGGCACCCACGAACGTTGGAAAGCTGGCTTAAGGCTTATAGGTAACAACTTTAGGCTTAAGTAACTACTGGCGGCTAGCGATAGCCGCTATCAACTCTTTATAAGGAAATCAGATGTACACTAGCGATGAGCTTTACCAGAAACAACTTGAGCTAGAAGGGGAGATGCACGGCTATGGTGTTACTCGCTTTGACCGTAACAACCAACGTGCAATTAATAGCGGTACACCTTCAGACACTGATTGGAACCGCCGTTTACTTTCTAACTTCATTGAGCCTATGGTGAAGGGTATCAATGCTTATAAGGAGTATTACAAGACTAAAGCTGGACGGCCTACGGTGGCTTTAAAGTACATTCGTCAGGTGCAGCCAGAGCAAGCAGCTTACATTGCCATTAAGAATATCCTTGATGTGCTGGGGAGTACCACATTTGATGCTAACTGGCTTGTTACCACTATTGGGCGTCGTATAGAGGATCAAGTGAGATTCACTAAGCTTGAGGAGGCTGCCCCTAAGTATGTTGGCAAGGTTAAGGATAGCTTAGCTAAGCGTAATTCACTACAGTATGCACACCAGCATAAAGTGTTGGTAGCTACTGAGAAGAAACTAGCTGAGAATCCAGAACGTGCGCAGCTTGAGTTACCACGCTGGCAAGAATGGGCGGAGGAGGATTGCAAGCACGTTGGTAGCTTGCTGGTCAATATCTTTGAGCAGTGCATTTTGTTTGAAGGTGAGCCAGTAATCCGTAAGGAGGTGCAGACAGTTCGCAAAGGTACATTGGTTTTCATCAAGCCCACTGAGAAAGTTACCAAGTGGATTCATGAGTTCAGAGAGGCTATTGGTGGGCTTGCTCCGGCTTATGCACCTTGTGTAGTCCCTCCCCTTGATTGGACTTCCCCATTTACTGGCGGGTTCCACACTGAAGCTGTTAGCAGCACTCTGCATCTTGCTAAGGTTCGCAACAAGCGCCACCTGCGCAAGCTGACTAAAGAGCAGATGCCAGCAGTTTATAAGGCTGTAAACAATTTGCAGAAAGTACGCTGGCGTATCTCTGAGCGTGTGCTTGCAACTGCTAACACGCTTGTAGAGCTGGGCTTGCCTTATGCGCTCCCTTCTAAGGATGAAAGTGATTGGAAAGAGAAGAATCCATGCCCTGTGCCTGAGTATCTGCAAGACCTGCGAGGCGAGCAGCTAAAAGCGGCGCTTACTGCCAGCCAGTGGGAAGCGTTTCAGGAGTGGAAACAGTTGGCACGTCAGAACTATGACGAGGAGAGTGAGCGCGTAGCAAGCTTTAGGGAAGTTGTACGTACCTTAGGGCAAGCTAACCGCTACGTTGGATTTGATGCAATCTACTTTGTGTACACGCTGGACTTTCGCGGACGTGTCTACTGCCAGAGTAGCCTTGTAAGCCCACAGGGTGGCGACTTGCAGAAAGCTCTCATCAAGTTTGCTGATGGAATGAAGCTGGGCGAGCGTGGTGAATACTGGTTTAAGGTGCATGGTGCTAACGAGTGGGGGTGGGATAAAAAGGAGTTTGACGAGCGCGTAGCCCTTGTAAGTGAGCCTGAATTCTGCGAGATGTGCCTAGACATTGCAAGTGACCCTGTGACCTTCAATGACTGGATTAAAGCTGATAAGCCGTGGCAGTTCCTCAACTGGTGCTTTGAGTATGCTGACTTTCTGAAGCATGTGCAATCAGGTGGCAACCCACAGGACTTTGTAAGTTACATCCCGTGTGCGATGGATGGTTCTTGCTCTGGTATTCAACATTATAGTGCCATGCTGCGTGATACAGTTGGTGGCGCTGCTGTTAACTTGGTTAACTCTGACAAGCCTAATGACATCTACGGTGAAGTGTGCAAGGTGGCTATTAAGGAGCTGCAAGCAATTGCTGATGGCTCACAGGTCTATGATGGCAAGATTGACCCTGTACTAGCTCAGCAGCTGGCGCAGGAGTGGCTGCGTCTGCAACCAAATCGCAGCCTAACTAAGAAGCCTGTTATGACCCTGCCTTACGGCAGCACTCAGTTGACTTGCCGCGAGCATGTTAGCCAGTGGCTGAAGGACTTGCAGAAGGAGGAGAATAAACGAGCTAAGGCAGAGTTTAGGGAGCCCATGAAAGTACACGCTTTCGGTGATGCAGATAGTGCGATGCCGCTCAAGTTTGCTGAGTCTCTCATGACTAGCATTGTTTGGCACTCTATCGGCAAAGTTGTAGTAGCTGCAAGAGCTGGTATGGCTTACATCAAAGCAGTAACAAGTTCAGTGGCTAAGATGAATATGCCGCTTGAGTGGACTACACCTACAGGCTTTATTGTCCGTCAGGAGATTTACCAGTTCACAACACGTCAGGTGAACACTCAGCTGCTGGGTGGGACTAAGTTTGTGGTTAGCACTAAGAGTAAGGATATTGATTATCATCGTATGATTAACTCCTGTGCGCCTAACTTTGTTCACTCAATGGATGCGAGCCACCTTACACTGGCAACTAACTACTTTGCAGATGCAGGTATTAGCAGCATCGCAGTAATTCATGACAGCTTTGGCACACATGCAGGAGCTACTGACCTGCTGCGTGAGCGCCTGCGAGCTTCAATGGTGGATATGTACGAACAGCATGATGTTATCACTGACTTCCTTGCTGAAACTGAGGGCAGACTTATGACAGCTTTTGAGCACATTCGTGTGCCTGAGCGCGGTGAGCTGCAACTTGATAGCATTAATCAAAGTACGTATGCTTTTGCGTGAGGTAATAAGATGGAAAGTTTAACTAAAGGGCAGACCGTGTGGATTCACAGCTACACAGTAGGCCATGGTAACAACATAAAGCTTAAACAGAGTGTACACACAGATAAAGAAAAGGTCTTGGAAGCGTGGCGCTTGCTGGGTGGTTGGTTTAATGAGGCTATAATTGTGGGAGCAGGTAACAATGAAACTTGTACTAATCCTAGGGCTTGCTGATGGTCGTGTAATTGAGTGGCCTGATGATGCTGCACCTAAGTTTGTTAAGCCACCTGTCAACCGTGAAGGTGTTACGCAAACTTATAGCCTTGTAGGTTTCGTAGGCAATGAGGCTTACTATCTCCCTGAGTACACTACAGCAGCTCAGGCAATCAAACTGCTAGCAGAAAGGGCAAGCTAACAACAATTACAGGCAGCTACTTAAGTGGCTGCCTTTTCTTTTTATCTGGCTTGTACTAGTTTGATAGTACAGGATTATTGATAATAATTCTCATTAACTCATTAGCTCAGTCTAGTATACTAGACTAGACCGGAGCGTACTAGTTGGCTAGTACAACAGGCGTTCCTACGTGAAATCTGAGAAAGTTTGCGGGCAATTGTCCGTCAGAATTTAAAATTTTCTGAAAATAATTAGGCGCTACAATAGGGGGGAGCCCAGTAAGCTATAATAGTAAGCTATAGTAAGCTATAGTAAGCTATAGTAAGCTATAGTAAGCTATAGTAAGCCCTGTAAGTTTCTCCTTATTCTCTCTTTATAGAGAGAATATAATATAGTAAGCCTTATTAGCCCTCTTGAGTGTAGTAGCTCAGGAGGGCTTTATTTTGTCTAGTACACTAGACTGGAGACTTAGGCACTCCAATAGATAACTAATCAACGGAGCAGTTTATGCAAACTAGTATTAAGCCAGAGAAGATGAAATCTAAGAAACTACGTAAGCTGAATGAGAAGGAGCAAAAGGAGCTTGCAATCCGTCAGCAGCATAAGGGCAAGCACCATAAGACCCAGCGTGGCAAGCGCCCTGAGTGGGAGGCTTACTAATGAGGTACGTTATTAAGCAGCAACCTGATGGTCTTTGGTATGTAAAGGATGAGTATCGTAATAAGGTACTAGTATGTGATGCAAGCAGGGAATACTGTGAGGGCTTCTTAGCAGGTGTTGCAGCTGTTGGAGGTGATTGCTAATGGCTATTGTTATGAACCTACCTTGCCCTGCCTGCCAGAAGAATGGCGCAGACAAGAATGGTAAGTACCTTATGGTGTTTGAGGATGGCGGTAAGCTATGTATCCATACTCACAACCACGATAACCGTGAGCGCTACTATGAGCCACCTGATGGCAAAGACCCTGTGTTTGACCGTGAGATTGATGGCAAGGTTCAGTATTCTCCTGAGCAGTTCCGCAAGCTGGAATCAGATGGCAAGCTGAGTGATTCTTTTACCCGTCATCTTGCTATGTCTGGCATGAGGATGAAAGACCGCTATGAGATTCTCACTGATGATGAGCGCACAGCTCTGGAGAATGAGTGGCGCATGGACATGGAGTGGTTTGAAAGGCTTTCCTTTAAGTCACTAGCTGACCGTGGCATACATGGGCTAATCGCCAAGCTATATAATGTGCGAGTAGGTCATGATGAGTCTGGTAAAGTTGTCCGTCATTACTACCCAACTTATGACAGCCAGCTAAACCTGATTGGCGCTAAGTGTCGAACGTTGCCTAAGGAATTTATGTTCGGGCATCTTGGTCGTCGCTTTGGTGACACTGCACTGTTTGGTATCCACACCCAGCAAGCTGTACTTGATAGCGGTACTTTCAAGAAAGGTAAGATGGGTAAGCTGCTGGTAGTTGGCGGTGAGTGTGATGCTATGGCAGCTCAGCAGATGCTGGTTAAGAGTCTTAATAAGCTTGAGCAGTTCAATGGCCTGAAGTCACTTGATGGCTTGCGCCTGGCTCATGTGTGGTCGCCAACTAAAGGGGAGACAGCGCTAGAGGAGATTGTAGCTAACCGTGAATACCTCAATCAGTTTGAGGAGATTGTATGGGGCTTTGATAACGACGATGTAGGCAACAAGCTTAACCTAGACTGCTCCCGCTTGTTCAGGCAGAAGTCTAAGTTCTTTAACTACCCAGCTGGATGCAAGGATGCTAATGATTGCTTGCTTAAAGGCAGGGAGAAGGAATTCATGGATTCGTGGTGGCAACCAGCAGAGGCTAGAGTTAAGGGCAAGCTGAGGGAAGCTGGTCACTACGCTAAGCGAGCTAAGCAAGCTGTAGAGATGGGCTTGTCATACTTCTGTGAAGCTCTCAACATGATTACCTTTGGTATTCGCCTGCGTTACTTGTCTGTGTGGGGTGCTGGTACTGGCGTTAACTTATAGCGCCGTTAGTCAGGAATGGCTAACGTAAACTGTGTGAATTCGGGGGAAGACTAGACCAGTTAATCCCGAGCCAGAAGACACCTACTAATGGAGGTGTTTATGTTGAAGAAGCTGATTAAAGGTTATGAGAATTATTGTGTTCGTGAAGATGGTGAAGTATTCAATGTTCGAACAGGAAGGCGGTTAATGCCTGATGTAAGTAACAGAGGGTACTGGAGGATTACAGTTTGCAAAGATAATAAGCCTAAGAAATTCACTATTCATAGGTTAGTTGCTGAACTGTTTATCCCAAATCCTAACGGATATGACACTGTTAATCATATTAATGGTGATAAGTCTGATAACTCAATTGATAACCTTGAATGGATGAGTCAAGAGCAGAACCAAGAGCATGCAAAGCTTACTGGTCTGTGCCCTAAAGGTGAGCTAAACGGTATGAGTAAGTACAGTGAGCAGTTGATACACAGAGTATGTGAGCTGATCCAATCAGGTAAGGTTCGCAATGAGGTGTTAGCTGCAACAGGTATTACTAAGTCATCATTTGATGACATTCGACGCAGGAAGACTTGGCGGCACGTGAGCCAAGATTACTGCTGGTAATTAACCGTGTCTTCTGGTGTAACGACTATTCCGTAAGGAAGTACACTCAAGCGAGTGGAAGCGCACAGCACCCAGAACGGGTGATGATATAGTCTGGTCTGCATGGGGACATGCAGCAGTTCATAAGAGAACGGGGTGCAACTAGCGACTGCACTCGAACACAACGAGGTAAGACTGAGATTACTACTCAGCATATTACTAGCCTTATCAAGCAAGGTAAGCCAGTGGTAGCTATTTACCTTGAGAACAGTCCAGAAGAAGTCCTCAAGATGGTGGCAAGCCAGATGGCTAACAAGGACTTTATGAGTCCACCACTAGGTGAAGATGATGAGTATGATGCATCGAGGGATTACACCCAAGAGGAGTTAGACGCTACAATAGATGAACTAGTAGCAACTGGATTGCTTATCATACCTGACCTTGAAGGTAGCAAGGATGTCAACGTAATCATGGAAGTCCTAGAAGATGCATTAGCATTAGGCTACCAGTATTATGTTATCGACAACCTGACAGCCTTTGAGCACTACGTAGATGGTAAGGTTCAAGTAGGTGTTGCTGCTATTGACGAGACTATGAAGCGCATAGGTACGTTTAAGGACGAGCATGACGTTAACATTATGCTGCTCACTCACTTAAGCAGACCAGAGAAAGGTCGTGACCCCCACGAGCTTGGTGGTGAAGTCTATATCACTGACTTACGTGGTGCAGGCTCTATCAGCTTTTGGGCTAATGGTGTATGGGGCATCGAGCGTAACACTCAGGCTGAGGCTATTAGCGACAAGTGTACTACACTGCTGCGTAACCTTAAGTCTCGTGGCGTTGGTCACAAGGTTGGCTCAACAGTTGTGCTCCGCAAGGACATTACTACTGGTGAGTTTGAGTACCTTGAAGGTGTTCATGAGCTGCCGCAGGTTGGCAGGAAGAAGAAGGAGAGTAAGCGCGATGCGCAAGCTCAACGGTTTATTGAAGATGCAGAAACTGACGGAGAGTTCTGAGATGTCTAAGATTGAGATTACTGTAGATATATACCCACACAATCACACTGTTGATGGTAATACTATACCTATGACAGTTGTAGATGCATCAGCTGTAGTAGCTAACGAGGTTATAGTGGCTCGTAAGGCTTTAATTGATGAAGCAATGGAGTCGCTTGAGGGGATTACAAAAGATGATGTGATTGCAGCAACTAAGCGTGAAGTTCTGCGTGAGCTGACTGTGAACCTAGTAGCTAACGGAGTGCTGTAATGAAGCCAGCAATTCTTACTAATGCTAACGTTGGCCTCAAGATGTCTGACCTTGAGGCTCGTGCTCGTGCTGGCGACCCTTGGGCGCAGGCTCAGCTGACTAAGCAAGCTATGGGCTTTGCTAATGCCCTGCAAGCTGATGTCCGTGAGGGAGCTGACATGCAAGACTGCAAGGACTTGCTGCTTATCAATCGCTAAGCCACTTCGGTGGCTTTAGTATAGTGTACTAGACTGGAGTCTATCATGGTTAAAACTACAAGCTGGCAGGCTTACCAAGAAATCCTGCGTGGTGGTGTAGCTGTTAAGCAAGCTGAGAAGGTCTTGCAAACTATCAACTACTATCCATCTGGTGTAAGCAGGGCAACCATTGCTCGTGCTATGGGTATGCCTATCAATGCTGTCTGTGGTCGTGTCAACGAGCTGCTGAAAGCTGAGGTAATCTATGTGTCAGGTACTGGTAAGTGTCCAGTAACTGGTAGGACTGTTGAGATGCTGAAGGTGGTTGAGTATGACTAAGATTATTACACTCAATGTCACTATCCTTGTTGATAGGGATACAGAGGTTATGGTAACTGGTGACGCTGGCTCAGCTAAGTCTTTTGCTAGAGTGTACAACAGCTACAGTGACACTAACGACGACATTGAGCAAGCTATAGCTGCTGCATCAAGAGAAGTTATTAATGAACTAATGCCGGATAACTGAGGTAAATATGGAACACTTTCCGTCAATGTTTGCCAATAAAGCTGACCGCCCCTCTGGTAAGGGGCGCTTTCTTGTTGGTGACTTAGAGGGTGTGGGGCTTGTCAGGGCGATTCGTAAGCCGTCTGACATTCATGTCATCACCCTGCAAGATTACTTTAGCGGTGACTACTGGATTTTCTTCGATCCTATTGAGAAGCGAATCAACCCTAGTGAGCTGCAAATGGAAGGGGAGCAGGATGGCTACATTGAGGATGGTGTTCGTATGCTCATGGAGTCAGAAGCTTTCTGCTTCCAGAACGGGGTAGGCTTTGACTTGCATGTGTTTGAGAAATGCTTCCCGTGGTTCAGGTATAACTACTGTGAGTCACGAGCAGCTCGCCCACATGCTGACATCTTCCCGTTTAAGTTTATGGATACCATGCTGGTTAGCCAGCTGACTTATCCAGACCGCCCATTGCCACCACAAGCTTACGCCATCGGCGCAGGTAATACTGGGCCGCATAGTATTGCAGCTCATGGTATCCGCATGGGTCGCTACAAGCCTGACCATGAAGACTGGTCTACTCTTACTGATGCAATGATTCACCGTAACGTGGAAGACGTTGCTATTGGTACTGATATGCTTAAGTGGCTCATGGAAGGTGATTGGGCTGAGCAGAAAGCTCGTGGCCTTAATAAGACCACTGGCTGTGGCATCGAGACTGCTTATCAGATGGAGCAGCAAGTGGCTCTCATGATTAGCCGTCAGGAGCAGCGGGGGTTCCGCTTTGATATGGCTCAGGCTTACAAAGACTACTGCGCCATTGACAAGGAGATGGAAGATACAGCAGCTGCTGTTGACCCACTCATACCACTGAGGCTTGTCACTAAGCCTTACAAGTTTGCTGACCTTAAGTCAAGGTATGATGCAGCTGTCAAGGCTGGGTTCACTGAGGCAGAGCTTAAGCCTGTCTTTAATGGCATCAATCAGACCATGAAAGCTATGGGTGATGAAGCTCGCATGGGTGACAAGGCTACTATGTGGTCTTTGACAACCAAGAACGGTGACTACAGCAAGCGTTTGCAAGGTTACTTCCCTGAGATGCGTGGCAACATAAATGACACGCATGACCCTCTTGTAGCTGGTGCATTCACTCCAATTAGCTTTGAGCATATTGGCTTGGGTAATCTTGACTACATTAAAGAGAAGGTGCTGTATCCACTTGGCTGGCGTGGTGTTAACTTGTCTGACTCTGAGCAAGAGTGGTATGACGAGCATGGCACAACACGTTATCCGTGGGCTGGTAAGATTGATGATGACTCGCTTGAGCTATGGAAGAAGAAACAGGAAGTACCAGAGTGGGCGCAGCAGGTTGTTAACTACTACATCCTACGCTCGCGCCGCTCAGTTATCCTGAACCGAGGCGACCTTGACCACTTCCTTGAGAAAGGTCAGTGGCCTAAGCAGAAGAATGGGCGTCATGAATGTCGTGGCTTGCTGGCAGTAGCTTACTGCAAAGAGTATGACATGACGGCTATGGAATACTTTGCTAAGTTCCGTGAGTGGCCTACATCTGAGGATGAGGACTGGCGTGTACCAGCAGCAGCTTTCAGCATAGGAACCAATACCTTCCGTATGCGTCATCGCTTTGTGGTTAACATACCTGCTCGTGGGTTGTGGCCTCTGCGTCACCTGTTCATTGCATCTAAGGGTAAACTTATCTTAGGCTGTGATGGGGCTGGCCTTGAGCTACGTATGCTCAGTCACTTTATGAATGACCCTGAGTATCAAGACATCATACGTACAGGTGACATCCACACACATAACCAGCTTAAAGCAGGCCTACCTACAAGGGACATGGCGAAAACTTTCATATACGCCTTTCTCTACGGGTCAGGTATTGATGGGCTTGCCCGACTTGCTGGCATTAGCTTTAGTGAGATGGAGCAGTGTATTGCTCGCTTCAAAGCAGAGCTGCCTGCACTTGCTAAGCTCATTGAGCGTGTAGAAACTGCTGGTCGTAAGTTTGGCTACCTACAAGCTATTGATGGTCGCTGGGGCCGTATTCGCCGTAAGAATGGCAAGCCACTGCTGCACACTGCACTTAACGTATTGCTTCAGATGACTGGCTCTCTGGTTATGAAGTATGGTGAGTGCATCGCTGAGACTCAGATGATTGAGGAAGGGGTTGCATTAGATGATAAAGGCTATCCAGCTTTCGTGGCTAACGTACACGATGAAGTACAGATGGAAGTCCCTGAAGATGAAGTTGATGTTATGGACTACACGTTGCCATATACACTTGATGGATTTGAGAATGAGAAGAAAGCTATCAAAGCGGTCTTTGATGTTGAGGAGAAGCGAGCACACACTGATGACAGTGGGCGTAAGTGGTCAGCAGCTATCAAGGTTTCTGCTGCTGATGGTACTATCCATTGTCGCAGGTACTATCATCGAGCTGGTAACATCCTTATGGATGCTTTCGAAGCTGCTGGTGTTAAGTTCAACATGAGATGCCCACTTGCTGGTGAATATAAGATAGGCCGTAACTGGCATGATACTCACTAGTATTAAGCACTACAATAGGTATAACAAACTAACGTTAGGAGAAACACAATGTCTTTAGATAACTTTGACTTCGGCGCAGAGCTAGCAGAAGCGTCAGGTGTCAAACGAGTAAACCCTGAAGTTGGCTTGCACTTTGCTCGCTTGCGTAGTGTGATTCACTTAGGCTCAATTGCTGCCATGTACCGTGGCAAGCCAAAGCCACCAGTTAACAAGGCTGCTTTCATCTTCGAACTTAAGGGCGACCTTGATGAGATTGATGACCTGCACCCTGACAACGGTGAGCCACTGTGCATCGGCATCGGTGTTAACCTGACAAAAGGTGACAACGCCAAGCTCACAGAAGTTATGGCAGCACTCATCTCTAAGAAGGAGATGGAGGAAGGTACTGTCAAAGGCATGGATGACCTGATTGGGCGTGTCTGCCAGCTTGACCTTAAGGGTAGTGATGCCAAGGGCGATGATGGCAAGCCTAAGTACGTTGACATCAAGTCACTCAGCCCTGTGGCTAAGGCATTCGCCGCACAGATTCCTGAGCTGTCAGTAGCTGGCGTAGGCCACTGCCGCCTGTCTCAGCTGACTATGGCTGCGATGGATGAGCTGAACGTATTCCTTGACGTCCAAGAGGGCATCATGAAATCTGAGGAGTGGAAAGCAGGAACGCACCCAGCAATCGCTCTGGTCGAGGAAATCCGCAAGGAGCGTCCTAACTATGCCAAGGCTGAGAAGAAGGCTGACAAAGGCGCTGACGAGCCACAGGGCGAGCAGGAGCCGTCTAAGCCAGTTGAGCAGATGAACACCGATGAGGAGTTCTGAGTCTAGTACACCAGACTGAAGCCGTACTAGTTAGCTAGTACGGTATTAGGCACTACAATAGGAATAGCTGAGTAGACTCAATTGGTAGAGCGGTACACCAGAAATGGCAGTATCGGTTGCTGGTTCAAGTCCAGCCTCAGCGACCTATTAAGCACTACAATAGATATAGTGAATATCTCTTTCAAACTTTATGAGGAATTAATATTATGGCATTTGTAATCAAATCTGATGTATCCCGTCGTATCGTAGCTGGCGCTTTCAAAGAGTCTGAGTTCTTCTATGTAGCTGATGAAGCTACTGGTGAGCTGATTGGTAAGAAACCTCACGACACTCGTGAAGAAGCTGAGCTGGAGCTGGCTGGTCTGGCAGGTCTGGAAGCTGGTCTGGAGTTCGCTAAGGCTCAGTTCCCTAAACTGTCTACTAAAGCTCAGGTTGGTAAAGCCAACGTAATCTCCGAGTATCTGGCTTGGGAAGCAGCTGGTAAGCCAGTTAAGTCTGTTGAAGAAGCAGACGCTGAAGAAGTACAGGAAGCTCCAGAAGCTGCCGCAGAAGACGAAACCTTCTAATAAACTGCCCCATTGGTCAATCGACCTTTGGGGCTTATTTTTGTTGGAGGGTTTATGTTTGATAACTTCGACTTCGGGGCTGAGGTAACTGAGCGAGTAAGCCCTGTAAAGCTATGGCCTACTGATGGTAGCGTGGTTGGCTTAGTGGATGCTGACCTATTACCATATAACATTGCTTATGGCCTTGACCCGCTGAAGGTACTACGAGCACAGAACAGAGTAGAGTCAGGCTCTTGCTCCTGTATTGCAGAGACACCTGAGTTTATTGATGCTGCTGAGTCTATGGCTACTCGCATGAACAACTGGCTTGAGGAAGCTGGCTGTGATGCCGCCATTCCATACATGACGAAATCAGATAGCAACTTCAGGCTTGATGTAGCTTTCTCCAGACCATACAAAGGTCAGCGTAAGAAGGAGAAGCCTCCATTCTTCTATGAGTTGCGTGACTTCCTTATCAGCCACATGGGCGCTGTGATGTCAGATGGAGAGGAGGCAGATGACCTTATCTCTATGGAAGCTGAGCGGCGCAACAAGCTGCTTGAGGAACAAGGCATTGTACTAGGCTCACCTACTCATAAAGAGTTCTGTGACTTTGTGATTATCTCATCTGATAAGGATAGCCGCATCACAGCTGGCAGACACTATGACCCTTATCACATGAAGCTAACCTTCGGTACACCTCTCGGTGAGCTTGAGCCTGTCTATAAAGACGGGAAGATTAAGGCTATCAAGGGAAGTGGTTTGCGCTTCTTCTATGCGCAACTCCTCATGGGCGACCAGATTGATAACTACACTGGTATCCCTCGTTATAGATTGCAGAAGGTCTACGAGCTGCTCGGTCAGCTTAAGACAGAGCAAGAACTTTATTACACTGTACTTGAAGCTTATAAAGATAAGTATGGCAAAGGTATGGTGGTGGAAAACTACCGTGGAACTAAGAAGTTCTATGATGATTACATGGATGACTTTGGAGTACCGCCACCTGATTATGAACTTTGGAAAGGCAAGAAAGCTTTCCTCACACCTTATCAGCTGATGGTAGAGCAAGGGAGACTTGCGTACATGCAGAAGTTTAAGGGTGACATCTGGAGAGCTAATTGCAAGCTTCCATCAGGTGGAGACTTGAATGCATGGAGTTAAAGAAAACTACTAAAGCCGATTTAGTTTGGATTAAGAAAGAGCTGCTGGAGAAGCAGCGTTACCGTTGCCCTATTACTGGTAGAGATTTACGGACAATGAAGCCAGCTAACTTGTGTGTTGACCACTGTCACACATCAGGTGTTATTAGAGCTGTGCTGCCAAAGGGTATCAATGGACTTGAAGGAAAGATTAAAACACTGATGCAACGGTTTGGTGGCTTTGAGGCCACTGATGTAGTAGGACAGGCCAAGGCCTTATATGCACTAGCAGACTTCATCCTCTTACACAGAGTGCCACAGACACCTTATCTGCATCATACACACCTGTCACCAGCAGAGCAGAGGGCTAAGCGTAATGCTCAGGCTCGTAAGCGGTATGCTTTGAAGAAGAAGGAGTAATGATGACTAAGATGACTGAGAAGCAGCTAAAGGAATGCCTTGTAGCTAAGATGACAACCAGTGAGATTGCCAAGAAGTTTGGACTGTCTCATAGGGCTGTTCAGGTTCGCAAGGCAGCTTTAGCCAAGAAAGGCTACAGCCCTGAGCATGACATGGTGCATCAGGTTCCTGAGGGCTTCTTGCTTAAGGGTCAGTCAACCTTATATGGTAAGGATGGGGATGTTAAGCTGACTTGGGTTAAGTCATCTATTGACCGTGATAAGCAGCTTGAGCTACTACGCGAGTTCATTGCTGGCATGGGTGATAACTTGCCCCGTGAGCTTCCAGTTACCTGTGGCGGTGTTGGTAGTGATGATCTGTTAAATCAGTTCACTATTACTGACTACCACTTAGGTATGCTGGCATGGGATGAGGAGTCTGGTGACAATTGGGATATGAAGATTGCAACTAACCTTATCCTCAAGTGGTTCCAAGAAGCTATCCGCTGTAGCCCTATGGCTAAGACAGCTGTTCTGGCTCAGCTTGGAGACTTCTTGCATTGGGATGGCTTGGATGCAGTTACTCCAAGTAGCGGTCATGTGCTTGATGCTGACACACGCTTCCAGAAGCTGGCTCGTGCTGCCATCTACATCACAAGAGCTGTGATTAAGATGCTGCTTGAGAAGCATGAGAAAGTTCATGTTGTCTTTGCAGAAGGTAATCATGATATGGCTAGCTCAATCTGGATGCGTGAGTTCCTTACAGTGATGTATGAGAATGAGCCTCGTATTACTATTGACCAAAGTCCAGACCCTTATTATTGCTATGTGCATGGTGATACTACATTGTTCTACCATCATGGGCATAAGAAGAAGATGGAGCAGTTGTCTGATGTGTTCGCTGCTAAGTTCCGTAGCGAGTGGGGTGCTAGTAAATACTCCTATGCTCACGTAGGTCACTTGCATCATCACAAGGTGATTGAAAGCCCACTGATGAAGGTAGAGCAGCATCAGACTCTTGCAGCTAAGGATGCTTATGCAAGCCGTGGTGGTTGGCTGAGCAAGCGAGCTGCTACTGTCATCACTTACCATAAGAAGTTTGGGGAAGTATGTAGGGCTACCATCACACCTGAGATGGTGAGTTAGAAACTACAATAGGACTAACAACTTAGGAAATTTACTGTAATGAAAGATACTTATATCTTTGACTTGGATGGTACATTAGCTTGTGGTAAGCACCGCTTGCATCTACTGCCAACTAAGGATACTGCACACCGTACAGAAGCTTGGGATAGTTTCAATCTGGCTGCTGGTGGCGATGCTCCAATCCTTGACAACATCCGACTGATGAATGAACTGTTCCAGTTTGGTAAGCGTATCATCATCCTGTCTGGTCGTTGCGATGTAGCTAAGGCTATTACTGAGAAGTGGCTGTGGGAACATGGCTGTAACTTCAATCAGCTTATTATGCGCCCAGCAGCTGACCATCGTCGTGATACTGAGTTCAAGGAAGAAAAGCTGCGTGAGATTGGCCTTGAGCGAATTGTAGCTTGCTTTGATGACCTTGAGCACGTAGCTAAGCATATCCGAAGCTTGGGTGTTACTTGTCATCTTGTCACTCACTATGACACTAACTGCGTCTCTGTGAGTCAGCATGTTCGCTATCCCGGCCTTATTCGTGGAGTAGGTCAGTATGAGCAGGGGTACAACCAAGCCATTGCAGACACCAAGGAGCTTAACAAATGATTGTAATCCTTAACGCTCCACCCGCATCTGGTAAAGATACTATTGGTGGAATCTTAGCTGACTGGCATGGCTGGAAAGCACTTAGCTTCAAGAAGCCTATGTTTGACTTAGCTAAGTCACTGTTAGGTGAAGATAAGTATGCACAGTTCCTTGAGCTGTACAATGACCGCATCACTAAGGACAAGCCTACTATCATTTGTGGTGGACTGTCACCTCGTGACTTCTTCATCCATATCTCTGAGAAGATGTGCAAGCCTCTGTTTGGTGAACAATACTTTGGTGAGCGCTTTCTTGAGCTGGTCAGCAATGAGGTAACTACTGTAGTTACTGATGGCGGCTTCCATCAAGAGGTTCGTCCTATGCTGGATGCTGGTCATAGGGTTGTTATTGTACGCTTGTTCCGCAAGGGCTATGACTTCTCTAATGACTCACGCAGATATTTAACTGAGCAGGACTTCTCAGACTTGCCAACTTTCCGTAGCCCTTCATTCCTTGATGTAGAGCTTATAGAGGGTCAACCATACCGTGCAGCTGATTACATTTTCAATAAGCTAGAGGGTTAATATGAACATATTTGAGTTCCTTGGATACCCAGCTGACCATCGCCCCAAGAATAAGGTTGTGCAGCTGGTTAAGCATTGGGATGAAGTACCTGAAAGCCGTAAGCTGTATCCATACTATGCACAGGTCAAGAAAGATGGTGTGTTTGGGATTGTTGTGGTAACTAAGGATGATGATGGCAACATTGCTGTTGCTGTCTTTGGTCGCACCGGTGAACAGCTTAGTAACACCGAGGCAATCTGCTCACGCTTCCTTGAAGGTTACATTGCTGAGGGCATCTACATTGGCGAGGTGCTGACTCAATCTCCATGCAGCCTTGAGGAGCTGTCAGGCATCCTCAACCCTAATCGTGTCAATAAGCTGGACATCACTCAGGAAGTTATCAAGTGGAACTTGTACATTGCTCTGCATGATTGCCTTACTGAGAATATGTTTATTGCTGGTACATCAGCTGGCATAAGCTATCACACCAGACACGCCAGCTTGATGAAGCGTATTGCAGGTACTGACCTAGAGGAAAGCGCACTGTCCTATACAGTCATCCACGATGACCACCAGAAAGAGCAGTTCACTAAAGCTTGCATTGCTGCTGGTGAGGAGGGTGCAGTCTACAAGCGACCTGGCTGTGAGTGGGAAGCTGGTCATAAGGGCTGGCATCAGATGAAGGAAGTTCGTGAGGTAACATATGACCTAAAGTGTGTAGGCTACGAGGAAGGGTCAGGCAAGTACAAAGGAAAGGTCGCTAACCTAATCTTCCAATGGAAAGGTGGTGATACTATCAAAGCTATGCTTGGCAAAGGTTATACACATGCTGATGCTGAGAAGATGTTCATAGCTATCACTAAGCTTGGATATTTTGATGGTGAGCACCTTGAAAGCCCTATTGGAAAAGTCTTCCGTATTCGTGGCCTGCAAGATAGTAGCAAAGGTAAGATTCGCTTACCCAAGGTGCAGGAGGAGCGCCATGATAAGTCAGAAGGTGACTTTTAAGAGTAAGCAGCAAGCTATGGAGTTTGCCATCAACACTTTTGTAGATGGCAATCAACTCACATCAGCTGAGCAGGAAGCTGTTCAAGCTGCTGGTGTTAACATCAAACAGGTAGAGGACTATGTCAGACAAGCACTCGGTTCCAATGAACCTGAAGGAGAGGATTAGTGACGATGAGTACCCGAATCCTAAAAACCCTATGGCTCTTGATTTACCTACATACTCCTTCTTGGATGATGCACTACGCACCCCGACAACTAACTACCGTTCGGAGATGCATGAGTTCATCCGTAAGGAAGTTATCCAAGAACTACGAGGGATTATCTTCTCATGCCTCAAACTCCGCAAGTAAGAGATGCAGGCCACCTAGACCTGCTTATACTAGCAAGCCTTGCTAATGAGTACGCGCAAGAAGTTACTGAGATGAAACAGCATCCGGTGGACGCGAATGTACTCATGCAGGGATTGGCAGCTACCATAGGTAATCCAACTGGATACCTGAAGGTCTTAACTGTTGATGGTAAAGTGGTAGGCGGCTTTTGGGGTTGCTTAACTCATATGCCTTGGTCAGCGACATTAGTTGCACAGGACATTATCATCTTTGTTAATAAGGACTTCAGGGGTTATGGTAGGCTGCTGATAGATGACTGGCTCAAGTGGGCTAAGTCAGTGGGCGCAAAGGAAGTGTGCCTTAGTACAGCATCAGGTATTGAAACAGAAACTACCTGTAAGCTGTTTGAAAGATTAGGATTCCGCAAAGTAGGCTATATGTATTCTAAGGAGGTTACATGAGCATGAGTAAACCTAAGGTTCCAGCATACAACCCGCCAGCTGCTAAGCCTGAGCGTCAGGTTGATGTTGAGCCTGAGGACGTACAGCTGGGGGATGAAGCCAGCCAAGATACAACTAAGAAAGGTAAACGTGCTCTTATGCGCCCAAGTGGTGCTATGAGCGGTGCAAACGCTGGTGGCAGTGGTGCTGGCTTAGCAGTCTAAGGAGGGCTTATGAGAGGGTATAGCCCTATCATCACTAAGGGTGGTGATGTTCCTTATATGAACAATCGCATGAAGGTTAAGGAAGAATCTGGCAAGCCAAAGTCAACCCTAGCTGAGCGATACAAAACCCTCTCAGCTAAGAGGGAGACACAGCTTTCACGAGCAAAGATGTATGCAAAGATTACCTTGCCTGCTCTGTTCACTGAAGACCAGAGTAATGACCAAGGTGATGCATACACTCAGAATAGCTGGCAGAGCTTGGGTGCGCAGGGTGTTAACCATCTGGCTAACAAGTTGGTTATGACTTGGTTCCCGCCACAGCGTTCCTTCTTTAAGCTAGAGTTCACAGATGAAGCTAAGCAGGCTCTATATGATGCTGGCACAAGTGATGTTGACTTGCTCAGCATTATGGCTAGAGCAGAGAACAAAGCTAGGTTGCTGCATGAGCAAATCCAAGGTCGCATCGCATGGACGCAAGCTGCTAAGCATTTAATAGTAGCTGGCAACGCTATGCTCTATGCACCAGTTAATGACAGCCTTGTATGCTATCCAATGGATAAGTATGTAGTTAAGCGTTCAAAGACTGGACGTGTAACTCAGATGATTCTGGAGGAGGTCAAGTGCCTAAGTGAGTTCCCTCCAGCTGTTCAAGCTATTATCAAGGCTAAGAGATTTAATCTTAAGCAAGATGATACTGTTGAGCTGTACACACAGGCTAAGTGGGATGGCAGCATGTATGTCATCACTCAGGAAGCTGTGGATACCACAATAGGTAAGGAATACCGAGTCAAGCCTGAGGGGTCACCATTCATCGTTCTAACTTGGGAGCGTCTGTATGGTGAGGACTATGGCCGTGGCTTGGTAGAATCTTGCTACGGTGATTTGTTCACTTATGCTTTCCTGTCTAAAGCTGTTGCTAAAGGCTGTGCGCTTATGTCAGAGGTTAAGTTCCTCGTCAAGCGTGGTTCAGCCACTTCACCAACTGCACATGCTAAAGCCGAAACAGGTGATTATGTATGGGGTGAGGAAGGTGATGTAAGTGTTGTACAGCTAGAGAAGTATGGCGACTACCAGACAGTCTTATCAGTTCTTGAAACATACTCTAAGCGACTAGGTCAGGCATTCCTTCTGGCATCTGCTAACCGCAGGGATGCAGAGCGAGTGACAACCTATGAGCTGCGTATGGATGCAATGGAGCTGGAGACATCATTAGGTGGAACCTATTCTCAGATTGCTGTATCAGGTCAGTTACCTTATGCTAACCTGTTGCTCAAGCGCTCTGGCTTTAAGCTCCCTGCTACTGATGCTGTACCAATTATTATCACAGGTATTGAGGCGCTTGGTAAAGCTGGTGAGCTTGATAAGCTTATGCAGCTGTCAGAGATGATGGCAATCCCTAATAGCTGGTCGCCAGCTGCACAGGAGCGCATCAAGTGGTCTGACTATATTGAATTCATCGCAGCTAACCTTAACATGGAAACCAGCTGGCTGATGACTGAAGATGAGTACAATAAGATGAAGCAGGCGCAGCAACAGCGAATGCAGCAACAGCAACTTATGGAAGCTGCTGGTAAAGCTGCTCCACAAATGATGAAACAATAAGAGGTGTTAAATGAGCTACGAAATCCTTTCAGTTGGCGACCAGCCTGCTAATAACAATGGTACTAATGGCAACCTGTCAACTGCACCAGAAGATACTCCAGCTACCACTGTAGAGGACAGCAACGGTAATGCTGTAGAGACTACCCAAGCAACCACTGAGACTCAGACAACTGAGCAGGAAACTGAACAGACTACTGATGAACCTCAGGAGAGTGTGCCTGAATACTTCTTTGGTGAAGACCAAGTTGAGGTTGAAATACCTGAAGATATTGCAGCTGCTTTTGCTGAGAAGGGTATTGATAGCAATCAGGTACTGTCAGAGCTGTTTGCCAAGGGTGGTAAGTTTGAGCTTACACCTGAGACTAAAGCTAAGCTTGATGAAGCTTTTGGCAAGCCTCTGGTAGATGGCTACCTGAACCTCTACCGCCAGCAGAATAAGCTGGCTGTTGACCAGTTTAAGTCTGATGCAGCAGCTCAGGAGAAGTTGCACACTGAGATTACTGGTGACTTTAACACGCTGGTGGGCGGTGATGAGGGCTGGTCTGAGCTTGACAAGTGGGCTGCTGAGAACATGAGTGAAGCTGAGCTGGCATCCTTCAACGCTGTTATGCAGCTGCCGCCAGAAAACTGGAAAGCTCAACGGGCTGTCATTGAGGCCATGCAAATCAAGCGCGGTGCTGTTGTCGAGAAGACAGAGGGTACTGGCATGGGCGAGCTGATTGGTGATGACGGAGAAGCTGGCAAGCGCAATTCTGAGGGGTTGCCGCAAACTCTGACAATGGCTGAGTTCCAGAGCATGATGGGTACAGAGAAGTACCGGAAAGACCCCGCCTACGCTGCCCGTGTTGACGCCATCCGTCGAGCCTCTAAGCAAGCTGGTATTGCTTAAATTTCAACCACTTAATAATTAGGCACTACAATAGGAGAAGCTGAAAGTAGCTTTGTGGGCTAGTGCCTACCTAATAAATTTATAAGGAGACAACTAACATATGTCTAGCGTTAACAATCTGGTAAACCCTGCTGTCTCAGTCTCTGGTGAGGTAGACACACTACTCATTGAGAAGTTTGATGGTCAGGTTAAGTTGGCCTATAAAGAGATGGTCAACATGATGCGCTACTTCGACCTGAAGGAAGTGGTAGGCACTAACTCCGTCTCTAACAAATACATGGGTACTACCCAAGTTCAGGGCTTAGCTCCCGGTGCTGATGTAAAAGGCACACAAGTTGAGTTCGACAAAAACCAGCTGGTAATCGACACTGTTGTTATTGCACGTAACAACGTAGGTATTCTGGCTGATGTTCAGGATGACATCAATACCAAAGGTAAACTGGCAGTAGACCAAGTAGAACAGCTGGGTATGATGGAAGACCGTATGCTTATCCAGCAGATTGCTTATGGTGCTATCAAGAACACCAGTGCTAAGCGTACCAAACCTCGTGTACGTGGTCACGGCTTCTCTGTTGATGTTAAAGTCAAGGCAGAGACTATGGAGTACCCTAACGCTGTTCAGGCTTCTCTGGAAGCTGTTCTGGAAGCTATGGTCAAGCAGAACGTACCTATCCAGAAGATTGCAGCAATTATGGATTGGACATACTTCAATACCCTGCGTGATGCAGAGCGTATTGTAAATGCCACCTACACCACTGCCTCTGGTACTACCGTCAATGGCTTTGTACTGAAGTCTTACAACCTGCCAATCATTCCTACTAACCAGATGCCTAATAAGGCTCGTGACCAGCAGGACTTGGATGGCAACACTACAGACCATCACCTGCTGTCTAATGCTAATAACGGATACCGTTATGATGTTCTGGCAACTGGTGATGACCGCATGGATAACGTAGTAGCTGTCCTGTTCGGCTCAGAGGGTCTAATGGTTGGTCGCTCAATCTCACTGCAAGGTAAGATTTGGATGAACGACAACAACAAGACTTGGTACATTGACTCTTGGATGTCAGAGGGTGCTATCCCTGACCGTTGGGAGCACCTTGGCATTGTACGTGTGGTAGGGGACGACAAAGCCTCTGAGGATATTGCAGTCCGTAAGCGTGCTAACCGTAAGGTTGTTCCGGTGTCTAACACCCCGCTGGCTACTTCTTAATTATAAGTGCCACTTTGCCCCGTCCTCTTGGATGGGGCTTATTTTTGTTAGGAGGCTGAATGCAGCTCTATGTCAACACAAGATTAGATGCAATCAACTATGTCCTTAGCTGTATTGGGCTTGCACCAGTTGACTCAGAAGATGATTACAACTTGGATGTTGCTCAAGCTGGCGGGATGGTTGATAAGGTTTCTAGGACTATTCAAAACAATAGGGGTAGAGGCTATTGGTTTAATCGAGAGGCTAACCACAAGCTTTCTCCAGACCCTGTTACTGGAAATGTGCTAATACCAAACAACACGTTAGCTGTCTATCGTTTTGACAACTTCAATAGGCCAGCAAAGATTGCTACTAGAGGGAGGGCTTTATATGATACAGCTACTCATGGATTTGATATGCGCGGCCTTGTTAACAGTGATGGCTTTGTTCACCTAATGCTGGTGACACAGCTTGAGTATGGTGATTTGCCACAGACTGCTAAGGATGCCATTGCTGCTCAGGCTGGTATGATGTTTGCACGTAGCAATGAGATGGATATGAACCGCATTAAAGTTCTCGCTGGTGAGGCTGAAGAAGCTATGTGGGGTCTTGAGTGTGAGGAAACCACACAGTCTCAGGCTAACGCTTTCAAAGATAGCAGGAGCATGGCGCAGTTTAACTTTGTTGTTGGTGGGTATAACGACATTTAGGAGGTTTGATGGCCTATGTAACTACCAGCTATGGCAGGCCTATACAGGGTGTGTCACAGCAACCTGACAGGATTAGGCTAGAGGGCCAGTGTACCCTACAGGAGAACTTTATACCTGATGTAGTCAAGGGTCTGATTAAGAGGCCATCTACTTATCTTGTCAATAAAATAGCTGATAAAAGTATAAGCAGTCTGTCTAAGTTCCACTCATATGACAGGGGCGATGAGTCGTACTTCATGCTTATTGAGCCATCCTCTACTACTATAAAAGTCTTCAACTCAAAAGGGGAACCACAGGTTGTGAATGGCTCTGTAAACTATATACAGACGCAAGACCCTTGGAAGACTTTGGACATGAGGACAATAGGCGATTTTACATTCATTACCAATAAGACTGTTCCTGTTAAGATGTCTAGTGAGAAGTCACCAGTTCAGTCAACCTTGGGTATTGTATACTGCCAGTATGCTACCTATGGAAAGACTTATAAGATAATGGCTGACGGGGCGACTCTTGCGACCTACACCACAAAGGATGGTGGTTCATCATCTGATATTAATGATGTTGCAACCGATAATGTAGCTTTGCAGCTTTATAAGCAGATTCACGGCGACCCAACAGCTAGCCCTGCCATACCTGCTAACCCCACATATGATGCAGAGTTGCATGATAATGTTATATACATAACTAAGAGAGATGGCAGTGACTTTAAGCTAACAACAAGTGACTCTCAGAAGGGTGAGGACTTGATTGCAGCAAAAGGCTCTGTTAAATCTGTTAACCAGTTACCCCCTATTGCACCCAATGGGTTTGTCTTGAGGATTACTGGCGAGGGTAAGTCTACTAAGGATGACTACTGGCTTAAGGCTGAGGTTAGTAATGACTCTAAGATTAGATGGGTGGAATCTGTTCAGCCAAACATCTTAATAGCCTTTGATGCCAACACAATGCCACATGTGCTAATTAGGGAATCCATTAGTAATGGTGTAGCTACTTTCACGCTAAAGCCAGCTGATTGGGATAAACGTCAAGTGGGTGGTGAGGATAGTAACCCATTGCCAAGCTTTATAGATGAAGACAACCCAATGCCGATTCAGGCAACTGGTGTATTTCAGAACAGACTATTTTTCCTAGCTGGTGAGGCTTGGATAGCTTCAAGGTCTAATCTGTTCTTCAACTTCTGGCGTGAGTCAACACAGGCTGAGGTAGATACAGACCCGCTAGATGGGTATGCAGATACTGATAGGGTTAATAGTCTTTATCAGTACCAGATACTTAATGGCTCATTGGCTATATTTGCTGACCAAGCTCAGTTTATTATTGATGGCTCTAAGCCAGTGACCAAAGCTAACTTGACACTACAGCAAGTTACTGCATACCCAAACAACATCCATGTACAACCACAGGCTGGTGGCGAGAATATCTTCTTTGCTTATGATGCAAGTGGGTTTACTGGAATCCGTGAGCTGTTCACTGATAACTACACAGATACCAAGAAAGCCTACCCAATAACTGACTATGTTAGTAAGTACATAGAAGGTCAATGCACACAGCTGCTCGCTTCCCCTAACTTCAACTCTATGATGATTAGAACAGAAGCTAATCCATCTGTTGTATATGTGTATGACTGGCTGTGGCAAGCTGAACAGAAGGTTCAAAGTGCTTGGCATAAGTGGGTATTTGATGGGAATGTATTGTTCCTGTTCTACCTATCAGACTTGATGTATGTCGTGTACAGCAAGGATAATAAGACCTATGTAGACTACTTACATATGGTTAATGACCCTTCTGACTATGGGCTTGATTACTCTATTAAGCTAGACCACAAAGTATCTGTGACTGCTGTATATGATGCAGCTACTAAGAGCTACTCAATACAGTTGCCATATAGTAGGGGTGATGTTGTATTCACTGTAGGTGATGGTGGGTATGAGACTATGATAGGTTCAGCATTTGTTGCTACTTACAAAGGTAATGGTCTGTGGGCAACTACAGAACGTATATCCGACAAGAAAGACCTTACAGTAGTTTGTGGGGTTAAGTATAAGTCTAGGTACATTCCTACACAGCCTGTGGTTAAAGATGCTCGTGACAGAGTTATAGGTCTTGATAGCATTATCATGAGCAACATGTATGTTCATTATGAGCTTACTGGATTCTTGGAAATGGTTGTCAAACCTAAGCAGGGTCAGGAGCGTGAGTATAGATTCTTTGGCAGGTGGATGGGTTCTGCTAATAACTTAGTAGGCTCACCAATACTGGAGAATGGTACTTACAGGGCACCTATCAGACAACGTGCAGAAGACCTTCAGATCATCATCCAATCTGATAGCCATTACCCACTAACCATACGTGACATCGAAATAGATGGCACTTTCCACCAACGTGGTCAACGTATATAAGGAGGCACTATGGCAGCAACAGCAGCAATAGGTGCATGGGCTGCTGCTAACGCTGGTACTATTGCAGCTGTATCTACTGCTGTTTCAGTGGCGGCTACAGCTTCTCAATTTTACTCACAGAGCCAGCAGGCAAAGGCACAGGCTGAAGCAGTTAGCCAGCAGAATGAGCAGCTAGCAAAGCAGGCCGTTGAGTCCTATGATGACATGACACCTGCTGAGATTGATGCTCAGCGTAATGCAGCTGACATGGAGCTACAGCAACAAGCTGAGGCTCTGCAAGCTAAGGGTAGGGTTAACGTATTCGCAGCAGCATCCGGTACAGCTGGTCAAAGCGTTGATAGTATGCTTTTCAATATCGACGCTATTAAGGCTCGCAATACTAATGAGATACTCAAACAGCGTGAGGCAGGCTTGTTTAGCATTAAGCAGCAAGCTGAGCAATCACGCCAAGGTGCGATAAGTAATATGAGCCGAGAGGCTATCCAGCGTCCATCATGGATTGAGGCTGGCCTTAAGATTGGTACTCAGGCTGTAAGTGAGTTGTCCAGCTACAATCAGAAGTATCAAGACACCTTCAGTAAGCAAGAGAAAGCAACAGTGAGGAGTAGCGTTTAATGGTGCAGCGTACAGAAGTTCAGGGTATGCAGCAGCTAGCAACGGGGCAGGTTAGTAGACCTGCTCAGGTTGTTCGCAGAGCTGTTGAGCCTATTGATGATTCTAAGGTAAAGAGCTATGAAACAACTAACCGCATCTTAGGTGCGCTTGGTGAGTTCGTAGATGCATCAAGTGAAGCTGCTTACAAGCAAGCTCAGATTGATGTAGAGAAGAAGAAGATTAGCGGTATGGCTACAGCAGTCTCTGGTGGCAAGCTAGGCGAGGAGGCCACCAAAGCTGAGCTGATGGGCTATGACTTAGTTCAGTCTCAATCTGAGTTGGCAGTAGCTAACGAGGAGCTATCCAAAGCTATCATGGCTCAGCCTGATATGGATGATGAGACTTACTCTAAGATGCGTGATGCTAAGTACGGTGACTTGCTGGCTAAGTATCAAGACCGTGACCCTAATGTGTTCAAGGCCATTTCTATCAAGGCTCAGGAAAGCCAAAGTGTCCTGTTCAACATCAGAACAAGAGCACAGAAAGAGTACAGGGATTACAAGGCTAAAGAAACCTTAAACTACAATATCAATAGTCAGCTTGATGGGGCTAGGTCCGTTGAGCAAGGTATTAACTTAATCCACCAGTACATGCATCAGGGCATGGCTATGGGATTGAGCGAACCTGTTATTAAGGACATGCTTTTCCAGAATATGAAGCTGACAGCAGCTAACGGTGACAATCGCCTGCTTACATTCATGCAGAATATGGACTGGAGTAAATATGCACCTGATACACAGCAAGCTCAGAAGCTCTATAAATCTTATGTGGATGAAGCCCAAGCCAAGTATGAAGCTGCGCTACAGAAGCAGAATGTATTTGCTTATGGGGCTATGTATGCTGAGCTAGAGACAGCTGCTAAGAATGGTACTCCACCAGAGCAGCTTATGCAGATGATGCAGGGTATGCAGGCTAAGGGTCTTAAGTTCACGCCTTCAAGTGTGGCTAGCTACCTAACAATGGGGCAGAACATTAGCAAGTCTGAGGCTGCCTTACGTGGTAATGTGGCTACATGGCAACAGAATCGTGGTCAGTTTAATCTAGCACAGAATCCATTCATCCCCACTGATGATAAGAAGAAGGTGCTAGATGCTGCTGAGTCTGCTGTTATTGAGCAATCGCAGAATGTTCCAGATGAGCAGCGTGGTGACTTTGTTATATCTAACCTTATTCGCTTGTCAGCTCAAGAGGGTATGCCAGTTAAGACTATTGGCACTGCATTGCAAAGTCTAGCAACACTAGACACTAACGCTACTATGACCCCATCCACCCAGCTTTGGACTAAGTACCTTATGGCTGCTGATGACCAGACTATCAGGATGAATGTACCTAGCGAGCAAGACCAAGCATTCCTGTTTGGGTTGCGTGATGTTCTGGCTAATAACCAAGGTCAGGATGGGGACTTGATGCTTAAGACTGCAATTACCCGTGGACAGCAGGTTAGGGATAATAAGGTTCCACTAACGACACAGCAGACTAACACCTTGCGTAGTAAGTCACTGTCTAATGTTAAGGACTTTAAAGACCCTACTCAAACCACTTGGTATTTCCGAGCTGAGAGCCTACCTACACAGGTTAGGGATTATGTGGCTAATCGGGTTAATGCAAAAGCTAAAAGTCTGTATGCAGTAACTGGTAACACTGACAAAGCTGTTGAGCTTGCAACCAAAGAGTTCAAGAACAACCACATGATTCTTAGTGGTGGTGTGGTAGCTAACATTGGTGTTAGGCAGCTTGCTAGGTTCATCCCTGAGTTTGCTCAGAAGGGTGATGACGCTGAGATGGTTCAACGTAGAGCTGTATCCGCATTGGACTATAAGCTTGATAACATCATCAAACAGCAATCTAAGTCTGATGGTATTGATTACAAGCGTGAGGATGTAAATGTCATGTTCTCCAACTCTGGTAATACTTATCAGGTTAACGTGGGTGGACTGACAGTTGGCACATACTTCACAAGCGACTTAAAGAATGACTTCAATGAACAATTCTTTAAGCAGTGGAATGCTGAACAGGATAAGCAGCTTGGTATATCCGAGCGGTTCCGTCAGTTTGAGGAAACTAAAGACCTTCAACGCAAGGTGCAGCAGATAATGCCTAAATAATAGAGAGGTGAGTTATGGCAGATACAAGCGTACCCCAAGAGCAAAGCTTTGGCGACCTCTTTGGGGCTGCTGCTCGTAATAATTGGATATTACAGCAAAAGCAACAATCAGAGGACTTGATGACTTATGGTACGCCTGTTGAGGGCTACAAGCCTAGCTATGAGGATGTCAGCAAGATCACAACTGATTACAAGCTAACAGATGAGCAATCAAAAGTCCTCTCAGGCTCTATGAGTCCTGAGGAGCTACAGTACCGAGCTAAGGTATTTAAGGACAACAACGACAGCAAGAAGACTCTGGATAATGCTGGATGGAAAGGTGTGGCAGCTGAGGTTCTCAGCTATGCAGCTGACCCTGTGATGTTGCCAACATATGCACTGAAGACACCTATGGTAGTAGGTCAAATTGCTACTAAGCTTGGCTTCCAGTTCTCCAAGACTGCTGTCACTGGAGCCATTGAAAGGGCTGTTGGTGCGGGTATCGTAGGTGGTGCAATTGGCTTAGGTCAGGAAGCTGTTCTGTCTATGTATGACCCTAACCGTGATGTCAATGATGTTGTGTTAGCTGGCATATCGGGTGTGATTGGTGGTGCTGCATTCTCCAGCTTAGCTGATGGTGGTGCAGCTATCTTTGAGCGGCTAACAGCTAAGCGTCAGCTTGGTAGGGCTATGGATGAAGCTGTTGAAGCATTTGATTGGGATAACAGCATTAACCTAGTTAACTCAGCTGACCATGAGCTTACTGGAGCCTCTATGGGTCGCATCGAGAATACTCAGTATGGCAAATACTTTGACATGCTTCAGGGTGAGATACCTGATGAACTAGCTCGCAAGCGTGTGCTAACAGAGGGAGATGCAATCAACAAACTGATTGATGACCTCACACCAACTGCTGAGGCTCGTATGTCTCGTGGTCAGCGTATGGAAGCAGAGGCACAGATTAAGGCCACCTCTCACGACATGGAGCTTATCGCACAGAGGCTTGCAGAGGTTGAGGCAACTGTTCCAACTGGTTCTGGTAAGGCGCTGTCCAAGGCACGACAAGCTAGGTCTTCTGAGATCAGCGCCCTTAGGTCGCAGATTGATGATTTACGAGCGCAGGTTGTAACTAAGCAAACCGAGCTTTCCCCTCACACAACTGGTGAGTATGCAGAGGCTGTTAGTGACATCAGCAGGCTTAAGCAGGGTATTATTCCAGATAGGCTTAAGGAGCGTTACCTTGACTTGATAACACCAGAAGACCCTGCACCAGCCTTCAACGAGGCTATTGCTGGCTTGCCACCAGTTAAAGAGGAGCCAATTGTTCTCCCTGAGCAAGCAGCACAAGAAGCTGCTAAGCCAGTTGAGCAGCCAGATACCTCAATTGGTGCAGCAGAGGTTAAGGACTCCATCATCTTCCCTGACACCGAGGGCAAGGAGATTAGTGATACTTACGCTAATGTGCTTGGTGGGTTAAAGAAGATTGGTGAGAAGATTCCAGTAACTAAGGTTGCTGGCTCAACTGCCCTGTATACCAGAGTCATGGCTGGTACTAAGGATAATACCCTGCGCGGTATAGCTTCTCTTGTATTCAATGACCCTCATGGCATCAAGGGTGCTCCACAATCTGCTATCGCTTTCTCTGACACTATGCGTACCTCTATCATGCCTAAGGCATTCTTTATTGAGAATGCAGCCAAGGAACAGTACCTCAAGCAGCTTGGGGTTAATCCATTATTCCAAGCTGGTAAGTACAATGAGGAGCTTATTAAGTTCGACCGCAACATTATGCTACGCATGACAGAGCTGACTGACACTGTTATTGGTGATGCAGATGATGCAATTACCAGAGCTGCTAAAGCCCGTGCTCAGGCTTATGCTGAATCACTTAAGCTTATGAAGCGTTATGGTGTTCGTGGTTTTGAGAATGTGGAGGAACGTGCAAGCTATACACCAGTGACCTTCGGCAAGAACGACATCACATCAGCCCTCGACCAGTTTGGGGAAGACGCTGTACGTGAGGTTCTGGCTCGTGGTTATATGACAGGTAAGATTCCCCTGTCAGCTAAGTCAGCTCGCTTGGTAGCTGATAACACACTTGAGCGTTACTACCGTAAGTCAGGTAAGGTAGCAGCAGTCAAGCCTACTGAATCTATCAGTGGTAAGATTGCTGAGGCTGTCAATGAATTACGTGAGGGCGGTGTATCTGATAGTGAAATCAGGACTGTTATTAATATGCTTCAGGATAAGGCGCATGATGAGTCCATCTCCGCTCGTGCCATGCAATCACTACACCCTAACTTAGCAGCTGAAACCGCTGATGGCTTGCGATTCGTTGACTTGGTGGACTCATCAACAGCTGGTGTGGATAAGTATGTACGAGATGCAGCAGCACAGGCTGCCTTTGCCAAGTATGGTATGCGCTCACGCCGTCAGGTGGAGGATACCATCACCGAGGCATTCAAGCGCCATCGCCAGCAGCTTACTGAGCTAACTGACAACTATAATCGAGCTAAGGAAAGGTTATCAAAGATTGACCGTAGTAAAGCCTTACCTTCTATTGTTTCAGAACTTGAGAAGACTATTAAGGACTATGAGCGCTTGGGTGATATTAACAAGTATCGTAAGTTTTTAGATAGCTATGAAGAAGACTTCTTCAATGGTGTCAAGGTTACTTTTGGTGAACCCGTTGAGCAGGCTAACAGCATTGCTTATGCCGCTAGCTCTACTGGTAAACTTGTTAACCTGATGATGCTTGGCTTCTCTGGTCTTGCTCAGGTAGCTGACTTGGGTGTTACTATAGCTCGTAGTGGTGTTGGTGCTACCCTTCGTAACTTGCCAACTACTCTGTATCATGGCGTCAGGTCATTGCTGCCGTCTGCTCGTTACTTTGAAACTAATAATCAGCTCAGCAATATGGCTGAGGTATTTGGTACTGTTAGTCATCAAGACTATCTGTTTGGTCACAAGATGATGAAAGGTGCTGAGTATGGTGATGCGGTTATTGGGCAGGTATCTAAAGCTGATAAGGTTCTGGACAACATTGGATGGCTACAAAGCACTATGTCATTCCTGCGACCGATGCAAGGTATGATTGATGAGCTGTCTGCTAGGAGCATCATGACCAATATAGTGGACTTGTCTAAGAATGGCATGTTCACTGGAAAGGTTCGCAAAAGCTTCCTTGAGCTTGGTAAAATGTCTGAGGATTCACTTGATGCCAGTATGACTCACATCAAGTCTCAGATGGATTCTGGTAAGGACATCTTTGAAGCTATCCGCACTCTTGACCCTAAGCTGCGTGATGAGCTTGGTACAGCTATTCGCACCATCCACACCTTCAACATTGGTCGCTCTTACTATGGTGAGCTGCCTGCCTTTACTAACCAATCGCTGGGTAAGATTATCATGAAGCTTCAGTCATTCGCACTGGTAGCTTATGAGAAGTCCATTCAGCGTGGTTTCCGTAATGACCAAGCTGGATTAGTTGCAGCAACTGCTTGGTCAGCTGGATTAGCTTATCTGTGGTCTGAGGTAGATGTTCATGCTCAGTCGCTCAAGCAGCCTGAGGCAAAGCGTGATGAGTATGTACGTAAGCGCCTTGAAGATGAGATGGCCTACACAGTTGCCGGACGTATGTCTCAGCTTGCTGTACTCAGCACACTTACTCAGGTCATGAACATAGCTAACCCATATCAAGACAGTGTGCTCAAGCCTTTCGGTGAGTACCGTGGTGTTGCAGCAGGTGGTGCTCTTGGCAAGGTTAGTCAGGCAGCAGCTGCTGGCACACGGCTTGCAACAGACCAGTCAGTAGACCCTGATGCCGATATGTATAAAGTCTATGGAGCTGTACCGCTATTGAACACTGCAATAGGTATGGCAATCCTCAACACATTATAGGAGGCGTATGAACTTCTCTTTTACTCGTGATACTGGTGATGGAATTAAAACCACATTCACAATGTCCTTTGCTGGACAGGATGAGGGCTATCTGAATGCCTCTAATATCCATGTATACGTTAATGGTACTGAGGTTCCATTCACAATTAACCCATCAGACCCTAATAAGGTTTACCTCTCAGCTGCCCCAGCTAGTGGGGCTGATGTTCTAATTAGGCGAATCATGCCTAAGAACGTGCCATACTCTGACTTTAAGAATGGTAATCCATTCAGTCAGGATACACTGAACTACACTCAGCTACAGCAGCTGTATGTAACACAAGAGCTTCTTGACGGATTCCTGCCAGATGGCTTTTACTTTAAGCAAGATGTCAATATGGGCGGTCACAACATTAAGAATCTTGGAGATGCTGTTGACCCTGATGACGCTGTTAAGAAGAAGGTAACTGATGACTTAATTAACAGAGTATCATCACTTGAGGATAACCTTGATGACATTGCAAGTCGTACTGCACCTTGGCGTATGGTAGCAGCTGGTGGTGAGACTGAAATAGCACCCCCATATCACTTTACTACAGCACTTATTGCCATAAATGGAGTTCTGCAAACACTAGGTGATGGCTATGCTTACAAAGTTGAAGATAACAAGATTAAGCTTGCAGAGCCTCTAAGGGCTGGTGATGAGGTATTTGCACTAATTGGCAGCTACCCTGCTGAGCCAGTCGATGCAGTATCGGCAGATGAGGTTGGCCTACTCTATGCAGCATTCTCCTCTGGTACTCCAATAGGGCAAACTTTTCTAGCAAGGGTTGGTGAAAAGGTGACTAATGCCAAGGCGTTCTTTGATGGTAGCAATGTATATACATCACCTGTACCCCTTACAGGTACTATTACAGCTATCAACTGGCCTGACATAACTATTGTATAGGAGGTGCTTTGATTCATGAGAAAGTAGGAGAGGTTGCAGCTGAAGCATTTAAGGCCACGCCACCAACAGTGGTTGTTGGCCTCAACATCTTAGGTTACTCAATCTCTGAGTGGGTTCAGGTAGCTACACTTATCTACATCTTCTTACAGATGCATGTGTTGGCTGTTAAAAATATAAGTTCATATAAGTCCATGTGGGATTATATTAAGGAGGTTATTTGTGGCAAGCGTAAGCAAGGGTAATAAGAATTCAGCCACAGAGGATGATGTGGGTCTTATCCATAAGCTTGTTACTAAGGTCATTACTAAGAAGCTTGAGAAGTGGTTAAAGCTTATTGAGCAAGGTGGTGATGTAGACTTGGTTGTAGATATGAAACAGCTTAAGTCTGCCATTGACTGGTGTGACAAGAATGGCATCGTATGTGCTGACCCAGCTGAACAAAGCGATAATGAACTTGGTGATAAGCTCTCTGAGATTCGCAAGGCTCAACATGCTCGTGGTGTAGTTGTTCCATTCAAAGAAGATGATGAGGAGGGCTATGGAACATGAGGCGTGTTAACAGGAACGACAAGAAGGCACAGTTAGAAATGTGGGAGGAGCTTGAAGCGATACAGAAAGCTTTCCCCTTCACTGTGCAAGGCTTGTGGCTGTTTGCATCCCTTGTGCTTGAGAAGACTATTGTAGGCTCTCCTCACCTTAATCGCACACAGAAAGATATTCTGAGCTTCCTGCTTAACGGTGGGAAGTATATAGGCATACAGGCAAGCCGTGGTATGACTAAGACAGTTATGGCAGCTATCCTCTGCTGCTTCTGCCTTATTCATATGCCGCACTACCGTATCATTGTATTCTCACAGAACGGCAAGCGAGCTAAGGAGATTGCAGGGTGGGTTGTAAAAATCTTCTATGCTATCGACATCCTTGAGGTATTGCAGCCAGATACCTATGCTGGCGACCGTTCATCTATTGAAGCTTTTGACATTCATTGGTGTTTCCGTGGTGCTGATAAGTCACCATCAGTTACTTGCTACTCTATTGAGTCAGGTGCTCAGGGTGCTCGTGCTGACCTTATCCTTGCTGATGATATTGAGTCACTTCAAAACTCCCGTACAGCTCAGAGTCGTGAGTGGTTGCTTGAGCAGTCATTAGAGTTTGAGTCAATCAACCAGTACGGTCGTATCATCTACCTAGGCACACCTCAGGGTGTTGAGTCTATCTATAACACACTCCCAGCTCGTGGTTACGTTATGCGTATCTGGCCTGGCCGCTATCCAACAGCTGAGCAGCTTGAGTTTTATGGAAATGCTCTGGCTCCCTTATTCCGTAAGGATATTGAAGCTGACCCAAGCTTGCAAAGTGGCGGTGGGCTTGATGGTACTATGGGCAAGCCAACAACACCTGCTATGTATGATGAGGAGTTGTTGCAAGAGAAGGAGATGAGGCAAGGTCTTGCTAAGTTCATGTTGCAGTTCATGGTTCATACTGGTATGTCTGACCGTGACCGCTTCAAGCTTAAGCTAGAGAATCTTGTACTCATGAACTTCAATGCCATGCAAGGTGCTGTTATGCCTGTGTGGAACAGCGACCAGCGTAGCATGTGGCAAGCTGCACCTCGCTTTGGTACACGTCCACAAGACAGATTTTACTTTGCCATGCAGCAGCCATACATCATGCGTGACTTCGACTTAACTGTTATGTTCATTGACCCAGCTGGCGGTGGCTCTCGCTCACAGGATGAGATGGGTTATGCTATAACTAAGCTGTTAGGTACTTATGTCTACATATATGATGTTGATGGTGTCAAGGGCGGTTATGAGCAATCAGAGCTGATGAAGCTTGTGCAAGCTGCTAAGGATGCTAAGGTCAACGTTTGCTATGTGGAAAAGAACTATGGTAACGGTGCTCACTTTGCAATGCTCAAGCCACTGTTTGAGAAGTTCTATCCGGAGTGTAGGCTAGAGGAGATTAACTCCTCAGGTCAAAAGGAACTACGTATCATTGATACACTGGAGCCACTGTTAGGTCAGCATCGCTTGGTAGTCTCACAGACATCGGTGATGAAGGACTACAACAGCATTCAGAAGTACCCAGCAGAGGTCAAGATGACTTACAGCTGCTTCTACCAACTTGCTCACATAACGAGCGACCGTGGGGCGCTTAGGCATGATGACCGCTTAGACGCGCTGGCTGGGGCTGTGGCGCAGATTGTCAACTACATCGACTATGACCAAGAGAAAGCCGAGAAAGAGCGGCAGGCAGAGGCTGACAAGCATTTCTTTGAGGTTATGGCTAACCCCAATGGATTCGTTCACACGATGATGCATGGTGGTGATTTTATGAGCTATGTTGAGCAACAAAACACCGGAGCCAACGCCCTCAAGAAATACTTTAATTAATTGTAATTTTCTCTTAGTTTTCAGGCGTTTGGTATTAGGCACTACAATAGGAGAAGCTATAAGAAGAACAGTAAGTATACAGTAGCTATAGTAAGCTATTGTTAGCCCTAGTAGCTACTGTACTTCTTCCTTATTATTTCTTATATCTTATTATAGAGGAGCTATATGACTACATATAAGCTTAAGCAAGTTAAAACATCAGAGAGCTTTGTAGGGCTTTCTGATACCCCAGCAACCCTTGCTGGTGGTGGTGGTAAAATCCTTAAGGTTAACTCATCTGGTACAGGCATTGTACTAGCTGATGAGAGTAAGTTAGCTCTCTATGAGGATGGTGTATTCCAGCCACCTGTTGATGGAATTAACGTAGTTGGTATTAGTGTAGATAAAGAGGAGAATGGCATCGCTACACTTAGCGGTGTAGGCCTTCCACTAGCTAACTTACAGGTTGGTGAAGTGATTGCAATTGACCCTGTCTCCAAGAGAGCTAAGGGTACTGGCATTGTATCTAACGAGAAAGGTGTCTCTGTTGGTGCTGATGGTGTTATTGTAGGCCAACATCGTATCAGCTCAATTGGTGAGGCTGTAGGTGTAACTAACGTAGCTACTGGTGGAACTACTGTTTCAATTGGTATGCCCCTATCTAGCACTGGTCAGGCTAAGCCAACTTACATCAGCTTTACCTCAGCACTTACTGAGGTTGTTCGAAATGCTGATGTCACTAACACTATCAAAGACCCTGAGTGGTATGTAGGTCAGCCACAGCTTGATGAAGTCCTGTTTGGAATCACAATCAAGGATGTTGTATACCCTCAGTCTAACGTTTACTTATATGGCTTTGGGGATGGCAAGGAGCTGTTTAAGGTTCTCCTTGGTGACTTTGTTGCAGGTACTAATACCTTTGTACTAAGTACACCTGTTGTTATTAAGAATGTTAACTCTATCCAAGTTGCCCTGCTATCTGATTATGGTTCTGTTTATGTTAAGGGTAATTCTAGTGGAGTACCAGCTTACTCAGCTAAGCTCCGCACCTTTGAATACAAGCAGCTCATATCTGAATTGGGTATCAAGCAAACTGTAGGTGGAACTCCAATAAGTGCAAATAACTTGGTGTTCCCTTCTGCTTCTGTGTTTGTTGATAATGTAAGTGGTGATGTAGTAGTTGATACCAGCTTTGGCGTTGACGATGAAACTACGTCCATCCAAGGTGTTGGTAGCCTTAAGTTTAAAGGTGCTACCGTTAAGTCCACAACATCTTCTAATGGAGAGGTTACGGCTGAGGTTACAATACCACCACCAGAAGGTATCACTATCAACAGTGAAGGTTCTACTTTAACTAATGTTGGTGAGATTAACTTACTGCCACCACTTAAAGTGTCTAATGACAACACTGGCTCTGCTCGTATTGCCATTGATCATAATGCCTACCAGCAAATGCTACCGCCATCTCATCTGGCTTATTTGACAGAAGAAGTTAGCTTAGTTGGAAAGATTGGCGACCAGCGTAATCTTCACACTGGAGCAATCTGGTTTGATGACATCATTACACAGAGTGGTGACATCTACACAAGTCGTGATGAGAAGGTTTACGGCATCCAAGAGGTTGATGGTCTTGACCCAAACATCACAGGTGGTAATGACTTCCTTATAGCTTACAAGCTTTGTTTTGATGGTGTTGCACCAGCTGATGGCATTGTACGTATTGCACTTGCTGACCCCACCACAGGCGACTACTTGGTTGATGCCAATGGGTTTGCAATGGTTGCACAGCGTCAGTATGTAGCTGGTGAAGTCCTTGGTGAGCTACTTGTAGTTGGTGTTGTTAGGGCAACTGCCATCACACCATTCAAGTGTCTGTGCCTTGATAACTTCCAAGCTAACCTGTTGACTATCAAAGACCGCGGTGAATCTACATCTGGCCTTATGATTCAGTGTATGCTGACTAATGGTAAGACTGGTGAGGCTATCAAGCAGTTTGAGCTTGATACAGGTTCAAATATAGCTGTTGATAGCCACTACTTTGGTAACATCATTGACAGCCTTGCATATGTATCAAGTCAGAGTATGCCAGCAACAACAATACCTGCACTGACAGGTATCAGAGAGGGTGACGGCTGGTTCTTAAACAACACAACTAGTGTCACACTGTCATCTGGTAGTGGTCTATTTAAGGTATCTAGCAGTGGTCAGAATACTGCATACTTCTCATTAGGTAAGATTTTCAATGCTGATAAAACTCAGCTTCTTCGAAACAAGGGGCTGTCAGTAATCAGCACCTTAGGGACACCTGATTGTGGGTTCTTGATTAAACTTGCGTATTGGACAGGTGCTCCTGATGAGTGCCCAAGTAATATCTTTACAGGGTCCCTTAATGATAATCCCGTTCTGGCGCAAGGTTGGAACCTGCTAAGTGACAGTATCCCTTGCCCGGAGGATGTTGTTAATGAGTACAACACACTTACTGGAAGTTTTGTTGTACCACCAACAGCTAATAACTTTGCAATCCTCATCTATCCAGTGTCTCAGCAAAATCCTCTTAATCTTACTATTAGCAAGTTTGAGATTGGTGCTGTTGACCCATTCACTGGTTACTATGTTAAAGACAGCAAGCTTGTTAGTGAGCAGCATCTTTATAAGGACATAAACTACAACCAGTTGTATATGAACTCAGAGGGCTACTCTGCACTTCGATATACCATTAACAGCACACCTGTTACTGGTCTACCTATGCCAGTTGGTCATGTTGGTAAAGGCTCAGCTGGTGTTACTATTGATAGGTCTATTAACCATGTTAGTGGTTTTAATGGTGAAGGTGCTATCAAGTTTAATACTGATGGCAATGTGACAATCAGCACACAGCTGCGTGTTTATGCAGGTGAATCTGTTCCAGCTGGAACTATGTCTTCAGTAACCTTCTGGTATTCTACTGTAAGCTCAACTGGTGTATTCACTAAGATAGCTGACTCAGAGACTACCTTCAATGTTACTGGTGGTGACAAGGTTCCCCTGTCAATCCTCATGAAGAAGTTTAAGCTGAGTGTTAAGGCAGGGGATAGAATTGCTTTGTTTGCTAAAGCAGCCATCAATGATGGTGCTTACATACAGGCAGAAGCTGGCTCACCTTCACTTATCACTACTGATATTGTTTATAGCGAATACGTCCCTGTTAACGTACCAGCAGTTAATGATGTTTTCAGGGCAGTATACCTAACTGGTACAGCATCTGACATCACACAGCAGCTTGCAGCTAACAACACACCACTGACAGCTATATTCAGTGCAGTACAGCTGGCTTCACAGTCAGTCTCACTTAACACTGCAACTGGAGTTATAACCTTCAATAGGGAAGGTAGCTATAACCTCTCTCTACTAGCAGATGTACGTGTTGCATTAACTGGCAGTGTACTCTCGTGGGCTATGTTCCTTGAGACATCAACTGACAATGGTGCAACTTGGACAGCTGTAGATGGTTCTACTCGTAGGCTTGTATTTGATGGTCAAAATGCAAATGACCAAAAGCCTGCTAATTTAATAATGCCAATCAAGGTTGTTGCAGGCCAGCTGTTCCGAGTTCGCCATGTAACAACTACATCTAACCGTCAGGTATCCATTGTATCAAGGGCAGCAAGTGGTGGTGCGCCATCAGCAGCTGGTTTGATTCTTGGAATATCTAGCGTATATGACATCTAAGGAGATTTAATTTATGCCACGTAACGTAACTGGTGATTCACCAAAGTCTGTACAAACTCAGTCTGTATCTATGCTTCCAGTGGCTATTGTCACTCAGGCAAACTTGTCTAGCGCATCTCATCCTATTAATGACACTACCAAGTCTGGTAAGCAAGTTGGTGGCCTAGTCTACGTCAAGCTTACTGATGGTGATCATGTATGCATCGCAATCGCTCAAGGTTCTGCCGCTACTGATAAGTGGCTCATCCTTGGTATGGCTGCAACTGGCTCCATCGAAGTAGAACCAGTTTAATAAGGTTGGTCAGTCTAGTACGCTAGACTGGCCTCTTTCTATTATGAATACATTATTAATACTACTTGCGTTAATAAATCCTGTTCAGCAGTTAAAGCAAGATTTATCAAAGCACCTAGGAATTTATACACACAAAGGAGGTTCCGAGTTGAATCGTAGTCAATTCCAGCGCTATGTATTGCGCCCCTCCCTTGAGAAGATTGGACTGTACTCACCACAAGCAGAGCGACTGCTGACGATGATTGTAGCCCATGAATCTCTCAGGGGTCATTACATTGTACAGACCACAGGTCAGGCTAAAGGTTTGTACCAAATGGAGAATGCAACACACGATGATGTGCTGCGTTGGGTACATAAGAACCGCCCTGAGCTGTATCGTCAGATTGTTGAGATGGGTGATGGTCAACCCTCAGCAGTTAAGATGATTACTGACTTAGACTATGCAACAGCTATGGCTCGCGCGTTCTTCCTCCGCTTTCCAGAAGCGTTGCCGACAGGCAACGAC